TCTTTTGCCCGTCGGATTTTGGAATTGACCGAGGGTTCTCAACCCCGCTTTGAGACCCAGTGGTATAAACGGCAGCTTGTGCGTGAGGCAACTGTCTTTAGTGAGGAGACACAGATGGAGTTGGATAAGGGTATATCGCAGGTAGCGCGTGAAGATTATGCGAGACTCTTTGGTGTTCCACCCTCTCTGCAGTTGTACTATGAGCAGGTTTTTCACGTATGGGACTGGACGTCGAGATTGACCTTGGTTTGTTGTATAGGGGGCATGAGTATGATGATGCGAAAGATTATTGGCGTCGGTTTGTTGCGACGGCTTACTCATCTCCAATTGGGTTATGACATTGCGGGTTGGCCCAAAATCGCCTTGAGCGTGCTAAACAGAATGCCGAGAGACTGCACGGAGCCGGAAAATGTCATGATGAACAGTCCCGAGACACCTGCGGTATCCAATACAGAGGTGTACAGTAAGACTCGAGAGAGCATGGAAGCTAAAGTTGGAAAGCGAAAGCAAGTGAAAAACGGGAATGCAAATGGTGCCCCGCGGAAGCAGAGAAGGAGGCGTCCCAACAGGGCCAATCGGGTTGGTATGGCTCCTGTTGCAGTTGCAGTACCTATACAGACAGGCGTTGGAACTAGAGCTGGTGCCAACGCCATTGTTGTGCGCCACAGAGAGTATGTGGCGTCTGTTACCAGCTCAGTCTTGTATTCTTGCAGTTCAGTGTCATTGAACCCTGGGTTGGGTGCGACTTTCCCTTGGTTGTCGTTGGTGGCCTGTGCTTATGAGAAGTACAGGTTTAGACAGTTGCGGTTTATTTATAAGCCGCAGTGTGGTAGTTCTTCATCAGGTTCTTTTTGGATGGCGATTGATACGGACGCTAGTGATCCTACTCCTAGTTCGAAGGCAGTCATTGCGTCGTATGCGAATGCAGCCATGGGAAGTATCTGGTCGCCTTTGTCGGTTCAGTATCCGATAAAGAATATAGATAACATGAAGCAATGGTACACCAGACCCGGGTTGGTGCCTAATACCGATGTCAAGATGTATGACGTCGGTAATTTGTATTTTGCGACAGAGGGAGCAGCTGGTGCAGCAGTTGTAGGTGACATTTTTGTGGAGTATACTGTAGAGTTGCTTGTTCCTCAGCTTGTCAATCCTGTGGTGTCGTCAAGTGCCAATCTTGCCACCACTGGATCTACCTTGGCACAGCCACTGTTAAATTATGCTAATAGTGTTATTAACTCGACAGTTACGGTTGATAACGCTACCGATCCTACATCATCTAGGATTGTTTTCTCGAAGCCGGGTACCTACCTTCTGACTGGTCAAAATTACGGCTTCACAGGCATAACCAGTGGCCCTGATCTCACTGGATCCACTGCAACCGTTTCATTGATAGATTCGATATGGAATGCCGCCCAGACTGCAGGTCAGTTTGCGTTAATTGTTACTGTTGGAGCAGCGATGCAGTATGTGAAGATGACGATGACAGGTAAAGCGGCCTCGGCAGCTAACTGTAACGTCATCATAGGCGGCTATGGTACCGCTGTATGAGTAGCCGTAGTAAGACGATT